AGCGATGGTTCTCGGAGATACTTCATCTCGTGGTCGATACGGCGCTTCATCACTGTAGCCGCTTTTGCGTAGTAGTCATCATCGAACTTCACAGCGTTTGAGTGTCGCTTCTCAAACCTGAAGAAACTGATGATGTCGTTGAGCGCGGCGGTGTAGACAGCGTCGAAATCGGAGAGAGGAGAAGTGCTTTCCAGCATGACATTTCCTTTCGTTGGGGTTTCACTATAGCCGTTGCCCATTCCGCGAGAAACGGTTATTTAGTCTCGCTGATACCTTTGTTAGCCCACAGAATCGCGTTTTCAAGATGCTCGAAAACATGGTCTTTGTACTTTCCGTCCTCGATGAGGATGTCGAGATATGTAGCAAGATCCTCAAAAGACAAGAGCATAGCTTCTTGCTGAAGTTTAGTACTTCCGTTTAACGGCTTGAACGAGAATCTCCTGTGAATCTCTGTAGAACCAATCATATCGCCCTTCTCCTTTGAATTCAGAGAAAAGAAGAGCCTCGTTGTCTGTTAACGAAGCCCTTCTCCTCCCCATTATTTAATAACTTCCGTAGAACAACTCCATAAAAATCCTAATCAACACAAAAGAAGATAACAAACAACATCAAAATCAGGAATGGTGTCATTCTTCAAAACCACGACCTTCGCAAAAATTACGTCGATCGATTTCCCTACGGATATACCAAGCTGCCTTTTCGAGGTCTTGAATATCGTTGTCCTTAGACCCCCAGGAAACACGCCAGATATACTTCATGGCGGCTGCCAGGTTGTAAAAAGTATTCGCCTCAATAACGTCAATACACTCAATGCCAGCGGGGTGCCCGGTGTAGTGGCTTGGATGATTTACAGGATCATTTTCTTTTTCAAAATCGTCAAAGTCTGAATCTTGAATATCGAAAAGTTTCTTGGTTTCTTCGAGGTCTTTAAGCACATATGCCTCGCAGTCAATTTTTTCGCTATACTTAATACCCTCATCCATCAATTCGGTGGGCACTTCAGACAAACTAGACATATCAAATACTTTTGTCAATGAAGGAGTTTTTTCAGAAAGATTTTCAGGCTCGAGTGCGACTACAGGATATGAGAAGTCGTGTGGAATCGTCTCTTCTGCCAAATGATTTATCTCTTCACAAACTTCCTCAGACTTCTCAAGGGCCGAACGACAGTTCTCTGAACAAACTTTTCCATTCTTGAACGAGGCCATTTCGATCTTCTTTTCACACACTACACACGTTTTGGCCGAAGGCATATCAGTTTCCTCCACGCCCGACGTCATAGTACTTATGGGCAAAGGGATCTTCATCAAGAGTTGCGTACATCTTCTTGAGCATTGCCTTGCGACCCTTGTCTCCGTTCTCCATCTGCCAGTCGTAAGGTCTAATAACCAAATCCACATTAGCGAACTCATCATAGTCAAGACCACCGACAGAGTCCTCATCCAACAGAGTCATACCACGGCCACTGATGAGCTGAATCTCCGGGGGATAAAAATCGAAACGCAAACCAACCATCAAAAATGGCTCAGGATCATAATCTGGATTCAGCGGCTTCGACCACTTAACCGCCCAACCATCATGATCCAATTCCTCGGCGAATTCGGGAGAAATAATCACTCCAAAATCCATGTTTCCGCCAAGCTTATGGTATTTCGTTGGCTTACCCGAGAAGTTTCGCAACTTCAATCTGGCGTGCTCAATGTTGATATTCCGACCAGCCAGCTCAAATTTCGTGTATTCAGACATTACTGTTCTCCACTTCCTTCGTTGGTTTACATGACTTCAGATGCTTATCGTAAGACCTTCGGGCACTCGTCTCCCAAGAATATCGACGCTTATCTGTTTGGTCGGAACTTTTTTTACAAATATCGCATCTCCAAAGCCAACCGCTGTAAGAATTATAGATCATTCCGGCACAACCTCCCTCAAAATTTCCATATTCTCCCGTTAACTCCTTTCAGTCAGCAACAAACGTCTCGAAATCACCAAATTTAGAAATTGTCTCTATAGCATCATCCACAAGAGAACGTTGATACAGAAGATCAATATCATCACTCTTACCGCGAGATTGAACAATCTCCGATTCCAGCCATCGATACCCCTTCGTCCCCCCAGCGGCATAGTACTTTCCTTCTTTCTCACGTAGAAGAATGCCACCTCCGCATCCAGGCTTGATAGGACAGAAACGCCCAGCACGTCCTATGAAGTGATAATCATGTTCGTCAGGTCCAAGATCTTCGTTCATATCAAGATATAAAGCGGTTGTAACGCTCTTGGTTTCGCAAAGATCGTCGAACTCGATAGATTCTTTGCTAAAAAGTGTCTTGAATACGTAAGGATGTGCAAACTGAGCTCCCGTAGCAGTCCAATCCCCAGCATGTTTTCCTCCTAGATATTTTGCGATGTATACAGCATCATTTACAAGACAGAATTTATCGAACGTTTCCTCATGCTCAAACTCGTATCCATATTTAGCTCCAAACTCCATCACGAACTGGATTATCTCGGGAGTTGCATTCGGGATCTTGATCGAGTCTGTCTTGATATGAGCGACAACAAACCCTTGTTCTTGCACGGCATGTTTCAAATCGATCATGAATAATGCGCCACGCTTGGCTACGATATTATCGACATTGCGCGCGTCCTTGAATTTGTTGCTGAAGCTGGCGCTCGTGAGTCCATACACAATATTGATGATGATCTTCAAAGCATATGCCAGAGCGAAAGATTCCTGCTCATCGTCGAGATACTTTTCAAGAATACCTCCAAGCATTTTCTTCGCTGAATCATAATCCTTATGTTTAATGGCTACTCGAGCATCCAACAACTGCTTGAAATTCTCAGTATACGGGCCAAAGCAATTCATCTTGATAAGAGACGTGGGATGCATCGAAACAACATCCAGCAACGCAACATTCTCGTAAACGCCGGGTTCTGAATATACATAGCCTCCTTCTCCAGGAACTTCTCCGCGATAAGAGCTCTTGCCCCATTCGTGAGTATATCCTTCGAACTGCTCACTCAAGTCTGTATACACAAACTTCTCTTGCGGGTTGCGATCATTGCCGAATATGATCTTCGCGGTATGACGTTGCGTTGTATCGTTAACTGTCAGACCACTCAGCTCTGCAAGAATTTGTCGCGCAATATAGTCTTCCTTCCTAGAATGGTGAACCTGCTCGGTTGTGATGACGTCATTCGCACAATAATCGGCAACCGTAAGCCACATATCTTCTGGTACTGGTTCATCCCAGGGAAGACCCAACTCCAAATGATGAAGTCCTAGTTCGATCTGGTACTTTTTAAGAGACTGTTTCTTCGAGGTATAGTCATAAATATCAGCATACGACAGATTATAGGCCTCCCCGAATTTAGAGTTAGGACTATTAGCAATAATACGCTGCGATAGTTTGAACAGATCCTCGTTGTTGTAACCAATGAATCTTGCGTACAAGATATGGTTGTCGTAACCGCGGTTGTTGAAGCCGACAAGAGAAAGTTTAAGAATCTCCTCGATTTCACTTGGTGTTGGGTTTATCATACGAACTACTGTTTTGTCAGGTCCTTCATATTTCCAACAAACCACGAACAGATTTGGGAACACCTCGACGTCGAAGAACACAAGTTCCTTCGGAGTATATACCTCAGTCGGGCTTGGGTCCTCAGAAGCAAACTTCATGCGCCCTACAGTCTTCAAACACTCCAAGGAACGATTGGTACTGTTGTTGGCAAACCACACAATTTTAGGACGCAAGTCTGTTACATCGTAATGCATCCCAGAAGAATATGCATCGTCAAGGATTTTAAGAATGAAATCGATCGACGGTTTGGTTCCTGGATGAATCTCCTTGTTGAGGTTTCGAAGAATTAGAGACCTTATGCCTGCTTCGCTTTGTACAACATCGAAATTTAGCATTTTTTCAGGCTTTAATGGTAAACCAGAATTCAAACTAGCTACTGGAATTCGGTTGCATCGTGAAAGCCTCCTCCTTAAAGATGCGTCGCCGGTAAATACCTTGATCTCTATGCCCTCGTCGAAGATTCGAGATAGCTTACTGACTTCTCCAGTGTAGATATAGTGCAAATGAATACCCGCGCCACTCTTACTGAACTCCGAATATGTAGGAGGCCACTTACTTGCTTCCTCAAGGTTTTTCTCTATCGATTTGTTTCCATTTTCGTCCTTCAAATCAAAATCTATTACGATATGATTCTCTGGGACTTTAACGTAATGAAGCTTTGTGCTATCGATATCGCCGAGAGTTGTAGTCACGTCTGCCCAACGATGAGATGGGATCTCTCGATCGTTTGCATACTGAGCCGGCATAGATATAAGACTCGAATCGAGCAATGACTCCATGGAATCAAGAACTAAAGGATATGCGTGCTCAATGACAGGTTCTGATCTAGACCCGAGTTTTTCCTTGAGAAACCCCGAATAATAACTTCGCACTTGCTTGTTGTCGATTCGAGATACCTCAGAGAACTCAGCAAAGTAGTTACGCAATTCATCC